ATCTCACGTTGCGTCCAGCTGCATCCGTTGCAGTTCCGACTGCGCGTGCCTGTATTCCCGGACCAATGGGTCTTTGCTAAAGGACCTAAAGGCATAAGCCTCACTCTTTCGAGCTTGGTCTTCTACCAGGTACTGACTCGGGTCAAATCTCGAGGGATCTGTTACTCCCTTATGACCTATGTCAACCAGGAGTTCCTCCTCTTTGAGAAGAGCGAACCGTTCTGCCTCCCAGTGTTCCGCTATGCGGTCGCACCAGACCGAGACGTGGGCCTCGGAAGGCACTAAGGCAGTGAGCGGATAACAGGAGAGTGTCCGATTAAGGACATTCCCTATCCACTTGCTTCCAGGTAAGCCGGAACCTTTCTTCGGGTCTTCCGGATCACTATATAGGGGTTCAAGGGTGAGATCCCGCTTCCCTAGGGTAGCGGTGTATTCGCCAAAAGCACGTCGCCAATAAGGTGACCACTCCCGAATGGGAGCGCCTACAGCATGACACGCATTCATCACCGAGATGTTTCCATCAGGGTTATGTTTGTAGGGTCGGAAGGCAGTCGCGGAATTACCACATTTGGTAATGATGAACCCCGCGAATTCCACAAGCGCACCTTCATAACACTTGTGTTGTGAGACGGGTACCCCGAGACTCTTCAAAGCCTCAAGGTACTTCTGCCTGAGCATCTCTGAGAAGATTATCACATCATCTCCGAGCACGGCGAAATTTCTTCCGTCGGCGGGCAGGCCTAAGGACGCTGCAAGGGAGTTCAGCAGGAGGAAATGTGTGAGATGGAAAAGTGGGAATGAGCCATAAAGACCCATTGGCTGCCCACATCCATAGTACCACCTGGTTTGCGTCGACTTCGGAAGACCAATCCAAGGACCGGTCAGCTCCTTCAGAGCCTCACCATATTCACAGATGCCCAACATGGAACAAGTCCGTAGTTGGAGGTCTAAGGGGAAGCGATCCGTGGCGGATGACAAGTCCACCGCGGCACAGAATCGTGACTCCGTCAAGGCCACGAGCGCCATTGCGGCGCCGACGGATTGCATAGTGGCACACGACATACCGTACTGACGGCCATCCGGTAGAAACCGGCCTGATTCAATCAGTTTTATGACCCTCATCAGGTAGTTGTGATACGGTTTGCAATAGAACTGTATCCACGCCGTTGGCATGGCGACAACTCTTGCTTTCGCACCGCCTTCCTGTATCACACCTATCTTACCACAGATAGGTGGACAACAACCCCTCTCGAACCACTCGGCATCATGGCGTAATTGCCAATCTCCAAGAGCCCTTATTAGGGGCTCCGGGACCCAACCCCGTGTTAACAGGGAGGATACCAAGGAGAGGTATGGTGTCGACTGGAGATCCTTACCAGGGATCCTCAGTAAACCAGGGTACAGTGAGGTACCACTCAGCTGTGCCAGGCTGTCAAACCTGACAGTCCCCCGATCAGCACCGTGAAACAGTGCTTTTGTGCTGGACCACGGTTCTACCACAACAAGGCAGTAGACCCATGCGCGGTCGATCGGCTTGGGGTCTGGAGAGCATATGCTTTCCTCATGTTTGCTCAGTTGAGCTGCAGAAGTCTCATCCAGCCTTAGGGCCGTGTAGGCCCTTAACGCTACGCTAGCGCGTCTGAGCTTCGAGGGCTTTTGAAGCTTGGCAAAATACTTGACCAAGTTTCCCTCTATTCCCTTAGGATAGCCGGAACCGTCGCACGCAATTCGCGACGACCTGCACACCTGGGGGATCTGCTCTGGCATGCCAGAACGCTCCAGTAAGGCCATATTCCAGAGGGCCTTCTGTCGAGCCGCGAGCCATTCCGGTCCTTTGGTCCGTAGCCAGTGTTCGCAACGAGCGATATAACCGGCCGCGGAACGAGGCGGTAGGCTTGCAAGGATGAGTTTCTTCAACGTAGGATCCAGGTGACTTCGACGTGTCCCACGGGGCATGGACTGTTACCTCCTTGCTGGTGAGAATCCATCGTAGTGATCCTAGACCACACGAAGGGCC